CGATAAGCCGCCGCCGCCGCCGCCGCCGCCGCCGCCGCCGCCGCCAGCTCCGCCTCCGCGTCCGGCGACCGCGCTCGCGCCAACTCCGCCGCCGCCCAAGACGACACCCGCGCCGCCACTGAAACCGCTCCCACCGGACGCCGAAAACCCGGCCGCCGCATAGCCGCGTGAAGGCAAAGCAAGCCGCTCGTTCAAACCCGTGATGTCTTCGGCGGCGCCGTCGATCGTCGGCGGCTCCAGCGTGATACCGGCGCCTCCGACCCGCTGTCCGTATCCGCCCGCCCACGGCGGGAATGCCGCGATCGCGCGGGAAATTCTCCCGATCGCCGCTTCGCCGTTGCGCCCGACATAGGTGAGCCGGTTCCCTAAATTGTCGATGGCATCGGCGGATCGTCGGACATTCGGCGAAATCGTCGCCAGCTGCTGGTTCAGGCGCCCGGCGCTTCCCGTGGCGCGATCGAGCGACTGCTGCGCCCGATCCATGCCGTCCATGCTCAGGGTCTTGGTCAGGGCCTTCAGACGCTGGATCGTCCGCTCAAGCTTGGCCAGGCCGTCGGACAGCTGGTCCCGCAGCTTGAGGATGAAGGAGGCGGTGAGCTCGGTAGCCACTCAGGAGGCCTCCATGGTCTTACGGAAGCGGCGCCCGGCCTGGCACCAGAACTCGGCGTCCTGGGCCGTGAGCGCTTCCAGCTCGACGCGCGTCCAGCCTCGGAAATGAAAGGCGACCTCGGCCAGAACTACGGGCCAGTCGCGCTGCCATTGTCCAAAAAATAGCTGATGACCTGGGCGCAGGACATGACATCGGCACCGTCCATCTGGTCATGCAGACGGTCGAAGATCAGCGGCCGGATACGCACCGAGCGCGCGATCGCGACTGTTGCCGAGTTCTTCCCGGCGTTCTGGATGGCGCGCATGTCCGCGCCCGTCAGCCGGTGGAAGGTGAACGTGTCGTAGATCTGCTCACGAACGTCGCCGGCGCCTTCCTTGATCTTGAGCGTCACCGGACGCTTGATCGGCAGGACCACGCGGCCGTCGGGAAGCTCGGTCGCATGGGCCGGCAGCTTCTCGGCCTCGGCATCCGTTTCGGGCACGAGAACGACATCCGCGTCAACGGGCTTCGTGTCCGTCTCGTCCGTCTCGCCGGCGAGCGGGATAGTGATGACTTGGTCGTCCATGCCGTCAGATCTCCGTATAGGTGCTGAAGGTCCAGGTGAGGGCCATCTTCCCGCCCTCCCCGCCGGTCGCCATCGGCGCCTCCTGCAGGAAGGCGTCCAGCGTGGTGACGGTTGTCCCGGTATCGAGCGACATCTGCAGCTCGCCTTCGCCGGCGGGCAGATAGGTGCTGAGCTTGTCGCCGGCGCGCAGCACGGTCGTCGCCTTGGCTTCGCCGCCCTGGAACTCGGCCGCGCGGTGGACCTTGTGGCCGACCGGAACGGGATTGTTCTTGTTGGCGGGCAGGCGCACGGACGCGCCCTTCTCGATGTCGAGCTGGGCGCCATTCCAGTAAATGTCGATAATACCAAGGGTCTGCATGGATCAGGCCTCGAACTGCAGGCTGTTGGCCAGGATGATGAGCGCGCCGATGACTTGCACGGCTAGCTGCGAGTCCAGGCGGTTGCGATCGCCTGCGTTGCGCGTGAAGACGCTTTGCGGCGCCGTCGTTGCTACATCCTCGATCCAGCCCTGCTGCTCGTAGAGCGTGCATCGTGCGCCCCAGCTCGCCTGGGCGCGTTTGGGCGTGATGACATTGGTGCCATAGGTGGCGGCGACGGAGCCATCATCCGAGAGCTTCGCCTGCGGATAGGTCTGCTCCATATAGGTGTTCCAATCGTAGCGGATCGCCGTCATGGTCTTGGGCGTCATGATGTCGCGCCAAGCCGTCGTCGGCACGCCCTCCGGCGTCAACTGGCTGGTGGTGACAACACGCTCGAAGACCTCAGTCCCGTCCGGGTTCACCGTCGTGGTGCTGATGCCCACCTGCAGGAGCTGGTTGCGTTCCTCATCCGTGAACTGGTCGCCGTCCCGCGGCGGAAGCAGGCCCGTCAGCGTGAGGCCGCGCAGCTGCCGCGACGGATCGTTGGCCAGGTTGAACTCGGCGACCGCGCCGGCGATCGCCGCGAACTTCCACGGCGGCGTCGGGCGCCCGGTCGACCCAAACGCCGAAAGCCACTGGCAGTTCATCGTCGGGCCGGTCGTGCAGAGCGCCGCATAGCCCTGGTTGAAGGCGATATAAAAATGCGCGTCCAACTTCACCATCGCATTGTAGCGGCGTGCGGCTTCGGTGAAGAGCGCGGTCAGGTTGGTCGAGTCCGTCCACGGAATGATGAAGCCGGTGTAGAGCTTGGCCGCGACCGCGGTGAAGACTGTGGCGAGGCTCGGGTTCCCCGATCCGCCCGTCATGGCGACCGTCGTGCAGACCAGGCCATCAACGATCTGGTCGTCGCGGTAGTTTGCGCCGAGATAGATATCGTTGCCGCAGGCGCCGCCGTGGATCGCCGTGAAGGTGACCGTCGCGGCGGAGGCGCCCGTGCCCTGCACGGCCGTCACAGGCAGATCGGTCGCCTGCGCGACCGCCGCGACCAGACTGGCCGCCCAGGCGGACGGCGTCGTGGCAGGATCGACCGGAAATGACACCGTCACGTCGGCGATCGTGTAGTAGGCGGTTGTAGCGACGAGAGGCTCGCCGGACAGCGTGACGGTGCCCGATGCCTTCGTGCTCGACGTGGCATCGGGCACCGCGAACACGTCGATCGGCGTGAACGGGTTCGCTTCGAGCGCTGCCTGCGCCATGACGGATGCCATCGACCCTTCGCCAAAGAAGGCATCGCACTGCGCCGCCTGCTGCACATTGACGACGCGGCTCAGCTGCTTGCCGGCCAGACCCTGGCCGACGACAAGGATACGTGACGGCCGGGCATTGAGCCCGCTGTTCGTGTACAGCGGCTTGATCTCGGTGTAGGAACCCGGGACCAGATAGCCGTTCGGAATCTCGTCGAAATCGATCACCGCCATCGGCGTGGTGGATGTCGTCGCGCTCATACCTGGTGCTCCTCGGAGGTTTGGTCGCCGACCGCATCATCGACGGTGGCCGGCGGCGGACCCTCGGGCGTTGCGCCCGGAACCGCCGGCTGTGCTTCGACGACCTCGACCTCCTTCTGATCGATCCGGCGCTGGACGAAGAGAGACTTCCGCACCAGCGCGCCCTCCGGCGGCAGCACGCGGCTGTTCGGAAACCGGATCTTCACGTCTCCGACGGGGCGGATATGAATGCGGTCTGCCATCAATCTTTCCTGATCTGATCGGTATCGGCCGAGATCGCCCCACCGAAATCCCATGTGTTCTGCAGCCGCAGAAATTCGTCGAGCGCTTCGAAAGACGGCGGATCGGTGAGCTCGACGCCATCGACCTCGACCATGATCCCGGCCATGGCCTGGTCCATGCGGCCCCAATTTTCGGCATAAAGGTTGCCGATATCGGTCACCATGGCCGAGCCCTCCGGCGTCAGGAACCCGTGGACGACGGCCGCCGCCATCTGGCTCATCCCGAACAAGCCGGGCAGCGATGCGTCCCCCACCATGAGGTTGTCCGGGCGGGGGTTCTGCGCCACGACATAGATCCCGAATTTTACGGTGCCGCGATAACGCCGGGCCGCGCTCTTTGCCGACCAGCCGATCCAGCTCAGACCGATGAAAGGGGTACGCCGCAGCAGGTCTTCCCAGATCTGCGGCGTGATGCGGGCTGGCACGTTTCCGTGCTGGAACTTCGTGATCGGGAAGTACTGGCGCAGCCGCTCGGACAGCGCCGTCTGGATGCGCTGGAGCGGGCCCGAGACCAGGAGCTGCAGCTGCTCCGTCATGGCCAGAACTCATCCGGCGACGGCCAGCCCGATCCGAGGGCGCCGGGTCCCAGCGGCCCGCGCCGATCGGAGGTGCGCGCGAAGGAGACCTGGCCCTCGGGCTGCGACCCGTCGAGCGTCACGCGCCCCTCGGTGATCGCGGTCAGCCAGGCGATCGCATCCTTGCGGCCCGCGCGCATCGCTTCGGAGGGCGTCGTGCTGGGGCCGTTGGCCAGGTCGTATCGCGCGAGCTTGCAGCAGGCATCGACCACCGTCGGATCGGGCGAGGTGAGCGGCACCGCGTAGCGGCGGCGCAGATAGCTGTCGATCTCGGACGACGCATTCGTCAGCGACAGGAGCGCGCGCGTCTGGTTGATCTGGGTGAGGTCCTGACCCGTCGGCGCCGTGAGGCTGATGATCTCCGCCTCGCCGTATCGGTCGATCAGGTCCTGGACGGCCGCGTAGGGCATCAGAACTCGTAATCGCCCACGAAGGGCATGCCGACGCCGGCGCCCGCGGTATCGGCCGGCACGGGTTCACCGCCGAACGCCATCAGCTCCAGCTCGGGCTCCCCATTGATCGCGTCCAGCTGCTCCTGGGTGAAATAGTCGAGCGGATAGATGGCACGGAGCGGATGCACGATACCGGCGCGCCGGAACCCGGCCGTGCGGCTGACGATGCTGATGAAGCCTCCCGGCTTCGCCGCCGCCGCATCGCCCATGCTCTGGTCGAGCTCCGGCGCCGGCGTGACGGCAACTTCGGTCTTGCGCTGAGCCACTGTGTGTTACTCCGGTCGCGTCTGTTGGATCGGCGGAAGAGGGACGCCCAGCCCTTGGAAAGCCGGCCTAGGATAGCCAGGCCGACTTCTGATACTCGGCGGTGCCTTTCCAGGGGTTGCTGACCATTGTGTAGGTCACGCCGTCCGCATTCAGCATGCTGACGAACTCCGAATTGCAGATCATCCGGCCCTGACCTTCCAACGACGGCCCCGTCACCAGCAGGTTCGGCGTGATGCCATAGGGCACGCCATCGCGACGGCGCAGGCTGCCCATCGCTTCGCGGGCCGCCTGGTAACTGGTGGCCGTCAGCGGCACGGTGCTCATATAGGCCACCTGCCACAGGCCGTAGCCGGCGTTGCAGCGGCCGTCGACGCCCCACTCGAACCGCTTGTTGTAGAAGACGTTGTCGTCGTTCAGGGCGATCTTCGGCGTTACCACGAACGGACGCCGCGGCTGGTAGATCATCGGCTTCATCGGACGCGTCGTGTCGAACAGGAACCACGGCGCAACCGGATTGGAGCTTGGCGTCGCGATATTCGCGTAGGCGACGGGCGTGCCGGCCGCCGTGTAGGAGACGTGATCTGTGTCGAAGAAGTACTGGCCGTCATAGCATTTCGTCGAACTGCCCTGCAGCAGCGTCTTGTAGACGAGCAGGTCGGGCAGATCGGCGGCGTTCTTCGCGAGCTGCTCGATCGCGATGTTGAACATGCCGAACTGGTCGTCCTCGATATCCTCGCGCGCGATCCCGAGCGTCTCTTCGAACGTCTTGTTGGTGATCGAGTAGGCGCTCATGGCGAGTTCGTTGACGACGCGATCGCCGAGCCACTCCCGCAGGCCGGGAATTTCGTCGAGACGGGGATAGAAGTTCTCGCGGCCGACGGACGGGATCTCCATCGCGATCGACTTCCACAGCGACGGCGCAGCCTGCAGCCACATGTTGAAGCGGGCGCTGACAGCCGTGCTCAGCGAAATCATATAAGGAGTGGTGATCTCCGGCATGGTGCTCTCTCAGATCGAAACGTAGGGGTTGCCGAGCTCGTCGAACCCGTCGAGGGTGCCGACCTGCAGGCGCGCGCCGGAGCTGCTGCTCAGCGACACGGTCTGATCGTCGATCGCGTAGACCGCTGCCCCCTCGTTCGCGCCCGTGGGCGCCGTGTCGAACGGCAACTGGTAGACGCCGCGGTAGATCTCGACCGGCGCCGATCCGCTCCAGGGCGACGGCACCTGGCTGGACGTGTTGTCCTGCTGATGCGACGCGATGCCGACGATCTTGACGATGGCCGGGTTCGCGCCGGTCGCGCCGGCGGGGACGATCGTCTCGTCCCCGCAGATGGCGACGATGCTGCCGCGCCAGATCTTGAAGCCCGCCTGGACGCTATAGGCGTATGTCTGCCGCGGCGCGCTCGTGCGGAACTGCAGCAGCCGATCTGCGGTGAGGGCCATCAGTGCGCTCCCGTCGTTGCGCGATGCGCCACCAGCTGCTCCTTGGTGATCCCAAGACTCCGGGCGGCGAGCGTGTCGGCGTCATCCTGGGGATTGGCGCGGCCGACCTGGCGCTGCGCCGGCAGGCCACCCGAATGCAGCGACGGCATTCCGTCCATCACGCCCTGCACGAAGACGGGATCCTTGACGTAACGGTCGATCCACTCGTCGCGCTTCTGCTGCGGGATCGCCTTGCCGGCCGCGAGGGCCGCATCGATCGCTTTCTCGGCCGCGCCGCGCGCGAGCTGCGTCTTAAGCTCGCTCACCTGCGACTGCAGCACCACGACCTGCGCATCGGTCGTGCCGCGCGTCTGCAGCCCGGTGACGATGGCGTCGGGCACAGCATCGGCCGCGAGGCCGGCCGCGACGGCGATCCGCGAAATCTGGGTCGAATGCGTCTGGACCGTGGCGCGGGTGTTGCGTGCGGCCGCGAGGATCGCGGCCTCGTCGGCGTCGGCCGGAAGCCCCAAGGCCTCCCGGAGTGCGGTGAGGTTCATCTGGGGTTCCTGGCTGTGGAGATGCTGGAGCGGCAGGTTCGGGGCGTTGGTCAGGCTGGCCCGCACGATTTCCGAGACCTCGCCGGAGGTCTCGCGGACGGCGATCGCCGGCGAAATGCCGCGATAGGCGCGATCCGCCATCAGCTTCTTGCCGGAGGGCGTCCAGTCGACGCGGCCCCAGACGCCGTCCTGGCGGTTCTGCAGCTCGACGATCCAGCCGCGGGCGGGCGCTTCGCCGCCGTGGGTCATCGCATGATCGGTGCTATGGTTCTCGTCGAGCACGAGCTTGCCGCGCGCGGCCTGCGCGGCGACGATCGCATCGGGATTACGAACGCTGTAGGGACCGCGACCGTCGGCACCACGGAACGTCCCGGCCGGCAGGAGATGCACCCACTCGGGTGCGCCGCCGGTCTCGGGCAGGATGTTGTGGAGGTGGACGATCTGCATGGGCGGAGACTGCCCGCGCGACCATCCGGCAATCATCCCAATGAGCGTGGGAGGCCTCGGAGGAGGTAGCCCCAAAAACCGCGCGCCAGAGGCGCGATCGGGCCGCAGGCTATGACGGTGCCTCCGGAGACGGCAACCCCGTTATTAGCGTTCTTAAACCGCTCTTAATTTGAAGTTGGCAGGCTGATCAGGTCGGCCAGGGCTGCCCGGTGATCACCCGCTGCAGAAAGTGATCCGTCGTCGCCAGAACGGTGACCCGATCCGCGTCGGAAAACCCGAGGTAGGGACGCGCCGGAATCGTCACCTTCTTCGCGAAGACGACGCCGTCCGCGAGGCGGAAGACGAGCGCGCGGGCTTTCACGGGCACGATCGTCGCACCGAACTGATGGACGGCCGCGTAGACCTTCGAGCTGCCGATCGCGACCTGGTGGTTGTTCGGCTGAGAGGTGATGCTGTCCTGCAGGCCGCCGTTCATACCGAGGCCGATCAGGATGCTCGGGCCCTCCTTGATCCTGGCATAGTCCGGCCGGAGCGCTTTCCACGGATGGTCGTCGGGATCGCGTCCCGCCCTGAACCGATCGCGCGTGTTACTGACCAGGGCGTGGCCGATCGACGCCATCAGCGGCGTGAAGTCGGAGCTGAGCTTGCGCAGCTGGGCGAGCGCCGTGTCGATCTGGCCGCTGTCGATTTCGACGGTGAATTCTACGCCGGCCATGCACATGCCTGGATATGACGCCGGCGGCGCGCTATATGTCTTGGCGGCGCGCCGGAGACCACGGTGACATTCTCCCTGCCGAAGGACGGCCCCATGTGGCCGGCCCGAATGGGGTTCTGCGGGAGGCCCCGCCGGCGCGTCACGATCCTCCCCCGCTACCCTTGTCGTCGCGATCGAGCGCTGCCACGCTTCCGAAAATGACCACGTATTGCTTCAGCAGACGCTGCAGCGTCATCGCGCGGATGCGGTGGAAGCTCACCACATAGATCGCGTCGCCGGCGCGCGTGGCTTTGACCACGGCCCGGTAGAGCACGCCCTGCCGCTTGATCAACATGACACGCTGGCCGTCCTGCCGAAGAACGAGCGACGGATGCGTCACCACGGCCTGCAGCAGCCCATACTCGGCGGCCGCCAGGTCCGGATGGCTCGCACCCTGCTTGCCCAAGGTCTCGGCCGAGAGCCGGACGGATGGCGCCTCGGCGCCGATCGCGCGCTGCACCTCGGGCGTGGTCTCGCCGATGACGATCGAGCCCTTCGGGTTCGCGACGAAGGCGCGCACCTCTTCGGGCGTCGCCGGCGTCTCGGCGCTCTCGCCCGCAGGCGCCGGCAGATGCTTGCCGGGGTTCTGCGGAGGCGTCCTCGGCTTCCTGGGCGCTTCGGCCTCGGGCGGCCGCGGAATGGGATGCAACTGATGCGGCGCGCCCTGGTCGACCGTGACAGGCCCGTTATCCGGCGCCTCGGCCGGCGCGGCCATGGCGGGCGGTGGCGTGACGGCGTCGGCGCGGAGCTTGGTCTTCGGCGCGGACGCGGGAACCTCGCGCGTCTCCAGCGGCGCGATCTTCGGGCGCCCGGCGGCATCGATCCACGCCTTGCCAGGATTGTAGCCGAACCCCGGATCTATGCCGGCTGGCACCTTGAAGATCTGGCCTGTCTTCTTGTTCGTCCAGTCGCGCATGTCGAGCGGGGGCGCTTTGTCCGGCGCCGTCTTGCCCATGCCTGCGAGCTGCGGCCGCGAAATGGGTCTCACCGAACAGTGGCAGCGCCAGCCGTTGGGCGGCCAATGCGTATCCCACCACGGATCGTCCGCCCTTATCACCAGGCCATCCCAGGCGACGTGCTGCGGCCGCGGATGTGCGCAAGCATTGTGGACGTACTGCCAGTAGGGGAACGCGTCGAGGGTGAACGGCTGCGTCGCCTGGGCATAGCGACCGGCGCTGTAAGCCGTCGACAGGTTCGTCGTGTAGATGATCTTCGCGCGCCAGGCGGCCGTGCCGTTGTGAACCCAGCCGTGCTTGGCGACGATCTGCTCGAACGACTTCTGGAACTCCCGCAGCGTGGTGCCGTTCTCCAGCGCGCCCTGGACCGCCTTGCGCAGGTCCGCGACGAGCGCTTCGCTCGCGGCGCCGGCGACCATGAATGCGCGCGCATGGGCCTCGTTCCAAACGTCCGCCCAGTGCGTGCTGGTGACATTGACCTTCTGCCGCAGGTAGGCGATCGCCTCCGACGGCTGGACGCTGACAGCCTGGGTTATTGTGCGGGGATCAGCCATCTAGCTCAGCTGAACTCGCCCTCGAAGGCCTCGCACTCCTCGAAGCCAAGCTCGACAGTGTTATCCCCGAGCAACCAGGCCGCGCGCGCTACAGTGAGGATTCGGCTGAGCACCACCAGCTTGCTCTCCAGATATTGGATTTCGGCGAGCAGCTGCAGCTCCTCGCCGACTTGGCCCATTTCTCGAACGCGGAACTCGGTCGAAGGGTCGTCCGCTTTCTGCTTGAGCGCACGCAATTCGTCTTCCCGTCGGATTGACGCGCCGAAGCAGACCTCGTGAACCCTCTGTGCGTCCAGCCTCGCCTTGAGCATTCTTCTCTCCGTTGAGACGATCCCCAAATGATCTGCCAAGCCAGAGGCGGCGTCCAGGGGTTATGCTGGCACGTCAGCGACGCGGTCTAACCTATCCTTGGCCGAGTTCCTCCAACAGCGCGGCTTGGCCGGCGAGGTTGGCAATCGCGATGCCGCGCTGCATGGCCGTCGCGAACTCCTCCGAATTCAGCTTCAGCCCGTGCAGGCGCTGCGCCATGTCGTGCAGGTCGTCCGCGCTCTCGATCACCTGCCGGACTTGCAGCGTCAGACCCTGGAGCGCGCCCTGGGCATCGCGCGCCAGGCTGTCCGTCATGCGGTCGATCAGATCGGGATCCAGCGCCTGCGTCTGCCGTTGCAACAGGAACCGCACCGTCGTGTGCAGCTGCAGCTCGGGTGCCGCGCCCTTCGGCGGGATCACGTCAGGGGGCACCTGGTCCGGAGGCGCCTGCTCGGCCGGCGCGTCGGTGGGTGGCAGCAGCTGGATGTCGCCCTGGCCGGTCGTGACGCGCGGGCCAAGGTCGCTCGGCGGCGTCATCGGCGGCGTTGCCATGCGGCCGCCCACGATCTCGTCGTTCGGGTCGGGCTCGCTCAGGTTCAGCCGCTCGCGCAGCTCGGATGCCTTCACCTTCAGGCCCTGCGGTCCCATCCACTGCACCGCGTCGATCAGATCCTTGATCTCCGCCTCGTCCGGACGGCCGATATTGCAGGTCGGATAGACATCCTGCGGCCCGAAGTTGAAGGCGACGATCGGCGCGAAGAGCTGGCGCGTGATCGTCGCGCTCAGCAACTGCGCGTCGAAGCGCTCGATGTCCTCCTGCACCAGGCGATGCGTCTGGCCCGCTGCGTGGCTGCCGGGGTTCGCATCCGTTGTTGCCGTCTGCCCCAACACCAGCTTGCTGATCTGCTTGTCGAGCCAGTCGCAGCGCTTTTCATAGAGCTCTGCGGACGCGCCGAGATTGTCGTTCTTGACGAACTCGATATCCATCGACTTCGGAATGATGGCCGCGCAGTCGCCGGCGATCTGCGACACCGCCTTCCAGAGCACGTCGCGGTCCGATTCGCTGGAGTCTGGCCCGTAGCGTCCGACACGGATCGGGGCCCCGTAGTTCTGCACGAAGGTCGCCCAGTCGCGTGCGGTGAAGGACTTGTACATCCAGGCCCAGGCGGCGACGCGCGCCAGGCCGGATCGCATAAGCAGCCCGCTCTTGCTAGGATGCCGATGCACCACGAACTTGTGCGGCATCATTTCCGTGAAACCGACCTGGTCTCGGATCAGCACGGTGTCGCCGTCGAAATAGTCGATCTCGAACCAGCGCTGCGGCCGATAGGTCAGCGCCTTGGGGAGCGTGGCCTTCGGCGTGAGCTCCCAATCGATCTCCATGGCGCAATAGCCCTTGGCGATCGCATCCAGCGTATCGAAAAGCGACTGGAGCAGCAGGCCGTTCTTGATCCAGTCGCGCAGAAACGCAGCATGCTTTTCATGCTCAGGATCCTCGGATGCGGCCGTCACCGTCAAAGGCAGCTGGCAGACGGCGCGTTTCCTCGTGGCAAGCACGGCGGCATAGTGCGGATCGCGCTCCTCGATATCTTCGGCCAGCTCCTGGAACGCCAGGCTGTTGCCCTGGTCGGCGGCGAAGATGATCTGCGCCAGGCGCGCGGGCGTTAGCCCCCAGACCGGATGGCCGCCGATGACCGGGCGGCTGCCGGCGATCGTGGGGCCGGCCTGGGTCTGCTTCAGCTGCGCAATTTGCTGCGCGCTGATCGGATTACCGTGCTGGTCGAGCAGCTGCGCCATGATCGGTCCTCAGTCGAGTGTGATGGTTTCCAGCTCGACGTTCCCGCAATGCGGGCACTCGGCCGGCTTGACCGGCGGCGAGCCGATCCAGTCGCACTCAATGCAGACCCATTCCACGGATTTCGGGCGGCGATCGAGCTGGCTGTCGCGCATGGGATATCCTTCGCCTGGCTCAGGCCAGCGCCATGGTTTGAAGTTCGCCGGCATCGGCGCCTCTGCCTTTCGTGGCGGCCGCCACAAAGATCGGAGCGCAGGGATAGTCTTTGCCAGCACCCGGCTGAGCAGCGGCGCCGGTAACGAGCGGCCCACGCGAGGACGACGCTGCGTAGCACTCATAGGTGTCCCCGCAGACCGTCCGTGCGCACGACGGCGTCTTCCTCGGCCTCGCTCGCCCGCGTGCGATATGACCGCGGCGCCGGGCCCTCGGTCTTCTGCACGTTGCTTGCCGAGCGATAGTCGTATTCCTCGGGATCGGCACGGGACGCCGCATAGGCCATCGCCGCGGCGATCGCCGCGTCGCCGTGACGGCTCGCGCCCTCATCGGTCAGTGTCCGGTCGGGGACGCGGGCCACTCCGCGCACCAGGCGCAGGTTGCGGAGGTCGCCGATGATGTCCCGATCGCGCGGCAGCGTGAACATCGCGTCCTCGATCGCCGCCTTCATCGGCGGCATGTTCTCGCGATACCAGGGCTCGGATAGAAGGATGGCCTGGATGCGCTCGCCATAGCGCTGCGCGGTGACCTCGGCGAGATAGGCGCCGTTGCCGCCGGCATCCATGCAGCCGGCGCGGAGACGGGGGACGCGGTCCAGCACCCAATGGAGGATCTGCCTCTGCTGTTCAAAGGGGATGTTCCTGAGCTCGATCACCAGGCGCGTGCGCCGCACAAGATCGCGCCCGATCGCCAGCAACCAGATCACGGTGAGATCGCGGATACGGCCAAAGTCTTCACCCATTGCGTGAGGCTCATCCTTCAGCTCGGCCAGGATCGGCGCGAGAACGTCCTCGCACCAGGCGCGCGCCGCTGCGATCCGCGCGGCCTCGGTCGCCAGCCGGAACGCGGCCGGCTGCTCCCAGCGCGCGACTCGAACCGAGTCGTCGGTTCGAGCTTCCAGCAGCGCGGCCGGCAGATACGCGCCGGTGGTCGGGTTCGGGATGACGTGCAGCTCTTCGTCAGCATTGTCGCGGTATGTCGCCAGGATCTTCCGACGCCATGCCTCCTCGCCTTCCGGCGTCCATGCGATGCCGCGTGTCAGGCAGATGCGCTGGTAGAGGCCTTCCGCGACAGCCTCGTCGAAGGTCAAGCGCCCGACGAAGTATGGCAGTTCCCCCGAACGGATTTTGAAGATCAGCTGGTTGAAAGCATTCATCTCGCCCTTGTGGGTACTGATGACGACAACCTTGCCGCCCCAGATCAGGAGCGCCAAGGCGGCCTTCAGCACCTCTTCGAGGTCATCCATGAAAGCGGCCTCGTCCAGGATAACGAGCCCCTGCTTGCCGCGGATGGCGCGCGCCACGGACGGCAGCGCGATCACTTCGAAGCCGGAGGCGAAGCGGATCCTGAACGCGCCGATGTCCTTGTCCGGCTTCTCCGGGTCACGCCAGACGAACTCTTCGACGGCGCCTGCCACCATCTGAAAGCTCTTCGCCCACATGGCCACATAGTCGATGAACTCGCGCGTCATCTCGCGCTCGTAGCCCATGTACAGCACGTCCATCCCGCCCTCGGACTTCTTCCGCGAGGCGAACTCGGCCGCCGGCGCGGCGACCGCCCAGCTGAAGCCGGTGCGCCGGCTCTTCTCCCATACCGAGACCTCATTCTCCTCGATCGACCGCCAGAGACGCTGCTGATACGGCAGGAAGACCGTCGGCAGGTCCGTGTCGGCGGGAACGGGTATCACACCCGATCTCGTGTCACGCCGAAGATGCCGGCCTTGATATCCTCCATCACCTCGCGGCTGATGCCGCGTTCCTTGCCCACGGCTTCAACCCGGGTCGCGGCCTCCTTCTTTACCCGCGCTTCGGTGCGCGCCTCGGTCGCCTTGATGAAGTCCTCGTTCGTGCGGCTGGCCTTGGTGAGGTGGTCCAGCGCCTTGGCCAGCAGCATGACGCCCATCGGGTTACCGCGCTGCGCGGCCTGCGCATCTTCGTCGATCTCCTCGCCATCGGCCGAGCGCATCTGCACGTCGAGCATGAGCGAGTGCAGCATCTCGATATTGACCCGGGCGGCCGTGCTCTCCGGCGCGTCGCCCAGCTCGCGCACCAGCGCGGTCGCCACATCCCGGCTGCGGCGCATCTTTTCGGCCATCGCGTCGAGGCCGCGCACATGCCGGCCGAGCGCCGAGCGGCTGGGCGCCTTCCCGTAGAGCGAGCGGAGGTGCTCCAGGATACGATCGATGGTGACGCCCTGGGTTCGCAGCCGCCCGATCTCGCTCCGGATCTCGTCGGGCAGCTGGTCGATGGAGCTGGCGCGGCTCATCGCCGGCTACCGCGGCTGCGGCCGCGCGACGCCCGGATGGCTGCTGCCGTTGGCGACATCGAGGCCCGTCTCGGTCAGATGCAGGATCCAGAGCTCGCCCGTCTCCGTGGGGAGCTTCTCGATGCGGACCAGCCCGTGCAGCCGCAGATAATCGGCCTCGGCGCGCACCTGGTCGCGCGACATGGTGTGGCCGATATGGCCGAGCACCATGCGAAGGGACGCCTCGTTCAGCGCGTAGCCCTGGTCTTCCTTCAGCGAGGCCAGCATCATCCGGCGGCGATCGCGGGCCAGAACGTCTTCGAGGCTCATGTCTTCTCACCCTTCCCGATCGACGCCTCGAAGATGAGGCTCAGCATGTGCTCGACGCGGCCGAGACCGTTCGCGACGGCCCTGACCTCGGTCCGGAGCACGGCCATCTCCGTCTTCGCGGACGCCAGGTCATCGCTCACGTCCGACACGCGTTCCTCGACCCGGCGTATCTGGAACTCCAGGCCGCCATTGGTGATGACCCTGATCAGCAGGGCTGCGACGCAGACCAGCACCAACACCAGGCCGAACAGCACCGCCGCGCGGAACTCTTCCTGCGTCATCTCCGCGCGGAGCTCATCACGAACCGAGACTGCGTAACCCGGGGCATCAGGCGCCGGGCTGGACCGTCGCAGTCGAGGGCGACACCTGCGTCCCGGAAGCGCCGCTGGCGATCTTCGCGGCCAGCGTGGTCTCGACAAGCGCCGCGCCGTCGCTTCCAAGCTCGTCGCTCAAAAGGCCGGCCGTTGCGGTGTCGGCGATGCCGCCGATCGCCGCCGCGGCTGCGGCCGGCGACGCGTTCGCCAACGACGCTTGAGCGGCAACCATCGCCTTGGCCGCCACGGCGCCGAGCGTGCTGATGGCGTGCGCGGCCACTGCCTGACCATCTGTTCCTTGCGAGGCGGGCGCCGTCGCCGAGGCCGCATTCGTCACGACGGCATGCACGATCGACGGCGCGACCAGCTTGCCCACCTCGCCGTTCAGCATCGTTCCGAGGATGTCGGAGTTGGCGCCGAGCGCGTCGATCGCGTCCGGATAGTTCTTCTGGATCTGCTTCACGCCATCGGCGATCGCGGCGTTCTTCAGCGTCGTGATGTCGACGCCGGAGCCGATGCTCGGCGCCAGGTCCAGCGCGATCGAGCCAGCGATGCGGCCGAGGCCGCCCGTGATCTTTGCGAGCGCGCTGTCGACCTGGTCGTTCTTCTCGGAAGCGGCCTTCGCGGCGAAGTAGGCCGACGCGCTCTTGCCGCAGTAGCCGATGGCAGCCAAGCAGGCGATCGCCAGCGCGGGATAGGCGAAGGTTGCGAAGTCCATTGCGGGCGGTTCCTATTTTGCGGTCGGAGAAGGGTTTCAGGCCGCCGATTGCTGGGAGGCCGCCACATTGTCGTTGGCGCCGGCCGGCGCGAGCGACAGGCGGATCGCACTGACGGGAAGCGAGCAGAGCCGGCGCGCCCACCCACCGCTGAACTCGGACCAGGTGTCGAGGGAGGTCATCAGCAGCAGGCGCCGGGCCTGGAACTCAATGCAGACCGCATCCACACCGCTCTTCGCCAGCGCGGCCGAAACCGCCTTGGCCGTACCGGTGCCGAACAGGCCGTCCGCCGCCGTGCCGACCGCGCCCTGCAACAGCTTGATCGCTGCGACGACGCCGTTATTGACGGCCGCGTCGAAGACGAGCGCGCCGAGCTGAAGCGGCAGCGTGTCGCCGAAAACCTTGTTCCAGTAGAGAACGCGGTAGATCTGGATCGCCTGCGCCAGCGTCAGGCTGGCAATGTCGAGCGTCGGGAAGGCGCCTGCCGAGATCCCGTATTTGGTGCCACGCAGAATGCCGACGCCAACCACGCCGCCCGTCCAGTTCATGCGGTCGTTGCGGACGAGCGAAAGCACGCCCTCGACATCCAAGGTGATTGGAACGACCTGCTCGAACGACATGAGGACCCCCGGTGACAGGCCAGCAATCGCATCGCGCGCGTGAGGTCGTCAGACCTACGGGCGTTGGTGGTGGTCAGTCGAACCGGAGGGAGAGCTGGCGGATCTGCAAGGCTGCGGCGCGGCGCTTCTGCGCCTTGCTCGGATCGGCGACCGTCATGCCGGCCTGCTGCAGTATCCTGCCGACCGATACAACATCAAGCCCGAGGCGCCGCGCTATCTGCGGGTGCGTCTCGCCGCGCGCGCGGTAGATCTGCGCCCGCCACGCCTTGCAGGACGGGATGCGGACGTAGTTCCCGGCGTATTCGGCGGCCAACGCGGCCGCGCCCTTTTCGGTGATCGCCGCGACGACGGCATTGATGCCGAGCGCCGCGTTGCGCGGCACATACTGGCGCGTGCCGGCATAGGCTTCCACCACGGCAAGCGCCGCGGGCTCGCCGACCAGGTCGACGAGCCACAGCAGCTGGGCGGGCGGAAGGATGGGCTGGTCAGGCATCCGGAGCGCTGATGCTCCCGAGGTGGAAGAAGTTCAGCTTCGGCGTCTCAACCGCGAGACTCGCGCCTGTCTTCCCCACGACGAAGGACTGCGAAACGACCACCGAGCACTTGCCCGCGCGGCGCCGCCAGATCAAACGCACGCGGATCGTGCCGTCCGCCCGGCGCCGACCCTGAGCCTTCGCGGCCAGACGGAAACCGTCCGACAGCAGCCGCTCGTGCATCGGGCCGAAGACCGGGCCTTTTACGAAGGCCGCGCTGTCGGCGTGGAACGGCACGCCCATCGGTTTTCGCCGTGCGCTCATGATGCCTCCGCGACCTGCGGGCGGGCCACTCCGGCGCCGTCGAGAAGGCTATCGAGCTCGGCGCGCACGAGCTCTTCCAGCGTGTCGGCGCCCGCGTAGGAGATGCCACTGTCCCAATCGATCTTGAGACCGAGCATCTCGGCCGCGGCCGCCATCGTGGCGTAGGCGCCGCCCATCCAGACCCAGACGAGCGGACTGGCGGCGACGGGCGCGGGCGTCTTGCCGCAATCGTCCGCCATCGACCAAGGCTCACAGGCTTTCCAGATGGCGCGCGCGGTCGCCTCGGCGACGGCGGCTTCGACGGCGGGGATGATGAGGCCCTCGGCATAGTCGAAGGCCGTCACCTCGACCGGCTTGACGAATGTCTTCTTCCGCTCGGCGTCGCGGCCGAGCGCCACGGCGTTCCGTATCGATGCCCGAATGGCATAGCGAACCGTATCTTCCTTCACGTCGGAGCTCCCTGCTTGCTGCGCTCGCGCGCCAGCCATGATTTGAGACCCTCGATCACCTTGTTGGCCTGCGCACCGTCGAGGAACTCCGGCGCGTCGATGCCCGTCTGGCGCTGCACGAAGGCGCGCAGAGCCTTTTCCTTGTCCTCGGCCGCGACGAACGGCTTGAGGTCGTTCCAGACGCCGTAGATCATGCGGATGTTCGGCCGCTTGCTGATGCGCGCGGCCGGCTTGGGCTTGAAGCCGAGGCGCTTGAATTCGCGAAGCACGTCGTCCAGCTGCGCCGCCGTGCAGGTGGAGGCACTGGTCTGCCCCGTCACCCGCGAGATGACGGCGCGGTAGTCATCCTCATTTCGGAACAGCTCTTTGCGCGCGATATGCACCTTCGCGAGCATGGCGCGGCGCATCTCGCTGGCTCTCACGGGGGCGCTCATCGAGCGTCCCCGCCAAGGTTATCGCTACAGCCGTTCGAGGGTGCGCTGCATATCCTCGTGCAGCAGCTTGCAGATGTGCCCCACGCCGGAGAGCGGGAGGCCATGGAGTTCGTCGTCGGGCCGATCGAGCAGGACCGAGAGGAACTCCAGCGCGGCGACGTTGCGGTAGATCTCCGCCACCGCCGCGTAGTCCGTGTCGTTACCCGGCATCGCGTAGCTTGGCCGCGAGTTCGATGGCCTGGATAGAGTAGCCGAACCGGTCTGCCATCTTGTGAAGCTCGGAAAACTCCTCGTCCGCCTCTTTCCGTATCTTGGTCGCGCGCTCGTAGTCCTGGACCAATTCTTCCAACGTAGGCGGCCCGGAAACGTTGGCGTGGATGATGCTGCCGGTCTCCGTCATGTCGAAGACACAAAACAGGCTCAGCCGTTTCGCGCAGAGCTTCGCATGGGCTCGGTCGAGCTCGTTCAATGCCTCTTCCGTGCCCAGTTCCAGCGCGACTTCCGCGAAAGCCCCGGTAAGATCCTCTTTCTTGACGATGACGATTTCTGTCCAATCCATGGCTCAGCCCTCTTCCGTATCGAGCGAAAGCGAAAGTTGGTTCGCCCGCGCGAGTTGCTTCACATGCCGCTGCACCGACCGATCGCTGTAGCCCGCGAACACGGCTTCGTTGTTGTTCTCCCGCAATGCGGCCTCGATCCGAGCTTTTTGCTTGGAGAGCTCCACCCTCTGGACGGCCAGACGGTCCATCAGTGGGTCGGCCAGCGGCGGACCATCCCCACGTTGCAACGCTTTGATGGCCTCGACCGTGAGTGTGCCGTCCTGGAACTGGCGCAGGACTTCGTCCAGCGCCAAAATCCCTTCCTTGGGCAGCGGCGCCAGGTGTCGCGCTGCGCGAACAAGGGCTCGCTTCGGAGGCTCGAAGACGGCGGCGATGAGCCAGTCCACCACCTCGTCCTTTCCTTCCGTGTTGGAATAGCACATCATCTTGAACACGCCCTGCTTGCTGAAGTAGCGCACGTTCTGAGTGCCGCCCTTGGTCTCCTCCGGGATCAGAACAGTCTCTCGATCCGTGAAGTTGTGCTTCGCCAACATCCTTTTGAGGGTTGCCGAATGGATGCCAAGGGTGGCGCAAATTTGCGCCCCCCTTACCCATATCTGACCGGCCGCCGAAGACACGGTAGGCGGCAATGTGGTGAATGATAACGCAGTCATAATGCGCTCCTAGAGTCGGAACGGCCCCATGCCATTCCGGGTGGTGGAAAGCTGCTCTAGGGACAGCCGCGCATGTCTTTAGGTCGCGCTTTCGCGCCACCATTGGACATTCACATGCGCCACCCGGAAGTAGGGGATTGCCCGCTACGCGGAGGCCGGCGCCTAGATCAGCTTCACCTGCGGGTCGGTTTCCACACCGTCCCGAGGCGGCCGAACGGTGGAACCGGACCGCGCATTCTGTCAACTGGTTTGTGAAACGCGTGGGAGACGGCCTCATCGGCAGTCCTCCGGCGGCAGCGGGTCGCCGGGCTGCGTCACGTCGGCCGCCACGGCCGCAAGAACGGCCAGATCCTCCGCCGCCGTGAACTCGGGACAGCAGGCGCAGGAATGCCAAGGCTCCCGCTCCTCGGCGGTCTCCGCGACGCAGCGCAGCCAGCTGGCGGAGCCGACGGTTCGGTCGTCCAGGAGGAACAGTGTGTACTCGAGCACCCGCTGCTCCCCGCGGAACCGAAAAGGCACCGCGTAGATCGGATAGGGCGGCCGAGTGCCGATCCACTTGGCGATCGGCTGCTCAATGCCCGCAGAGAAGGGCTGCCTCATCAACTCTTCAGGAGAAATGGTCAAGGCAAGCACTCCCGTAGATGCGCGCTGAGAGGCGGCTCAAGGATACGGAAATTTGTAGAGCAGGACTCGACTCCACGGTCATACGATTGCTTAAACGCAATATTAAAGCAACCGACGAGGGAAAAGCCGAATGCTGCCAGGCCGAACATAAGTGCGAAGAGGAAGGCTAGAGCTTTGCGCATGCCTGCCTCTCCCTCGCAACGGTTCGATCGATCTCATTGGTGATCTCGGCCAGGGAAAGCGCCTGCAGGCGGACCAGCTTGCTCACCTCGCGCACGTCCTGGCCTGCCAGCAGCCGCGTTCCGAGATCGATGATGGCCTGGTCAAACCCGCGGCGGGACGCGAAGACCAGGCGCGCCAATTCGTCTCGCGCCATCACACCCTCGCCAGATCGAGCGGAACCTGCACGAAGTCGGCATCCGGCGTCGGGCGCGCGTAGAACCGGATGTATTCCTTGCTGGTCACCACGCGCACCGCGTCGCCGATCGCGGCCATGGCACGCTTCCAGCGCTCGTCATCGATGTCGAGGCGACGCAGCCCCAGGATGCGGTCAACGTCCAGCTTGCCGGCCTTGCCGACCTGGAAGACATCCTCGATAAGCGCCCGCAGCTCGGAGCGCGCGCCATCGGTCCAGGACCGAAGGCATTCGTCGATCAGGCTCTTCGCGACCTGCAGCTCCGGCCCGAAGGACAGCGTGTCCCCGATCGCGACCTGCACCCGCATCATGCCGTCGTAACTGATCAGCGTGACGTTGCCGCGCACGCCGCCGCGCTTCGCGCCGTGCTCTTGCGCCAGCACTTCGAGGTAGCTCCGCACGCTCTCCTGCGCGGTCTCTCGGAACATCTTGAGAATTCCGGAAAGGCATCGGGCCTCGGCCATCAGCTGGCGGACGATCTCGTCCTCCAGCAGGTGCTCGGGCTTGACGCTGTCTTTGGGCACCAGACGCCCCTGGGCGTCCTGCATATAGCCATCAGGAATAGACATGCGATCCTCGGGATTCTGGCGCGCGGACATGGGCCGTAGGCGCCGGGTGAAGCTCTACAGACGGGTTGGCCGCTGCCGCCCTCTGGCGGCGACGGTGCGCAATCCACTCGCGCTCGGCCCGATCCGTGCAGGCCGGGCAGGCATCGACATCCCAAGGCTTCCGGCCGAGGCGGATCGAGCCCGTGCCGCGGCAGGTGAAGCAGTTGAGACGCCGAATGGTCATGATCTCAGGACCGCCGGCCGCAGACGGTGACGGCCGAATCGGGCACGGACGGAATCGTGAGAGCCCGAGGCGAATAGGGCGGCAGCGGCTCAATCTCAGCGGGCGCCAAAAGCACGACGTTCGGTCCAACCAGAGGGCGAACCCGAAAGCACAAGGTCTTGCCATCGACGGTGACGTGGCGCCCGATAACCGTTCCGACCTGGCAGGGAGGGTCCCTCAGCGCCCCATCGGCGATAAGGCAGGCCCACTCCTCCGTCTCTGGGATGTCCCGGATCATGGCGCGCTCGCGTAGCCGGAGATGCTCGCCCAGGCCGCGTTCAGATGCTTCTCAGTCGGCGCTGAGAGGCCGCTGCGGGCCGCCGTCATGTGCGCGATCCGCAGGGCCTTGGTCATACCCCGCAGGGCGCCAGGCTCGCGTGCGATCTCCTCGGCGCGCTTCCTCACGAAATCGTCCTGCAGGTTCCAGGCATCCAGCAGGATGGCCACATCACGCTTCGTGGGCTTCTGCCGGTTCACGCGCATGCCGATTCGAGAGAACAGCTGGGCGAACTCCTCGCCCCGGCTGCCACCCTCCAAGCGGGTCTTCACGGTGTTGTTGCCGACAAGGGCAATGCCGATCTGCGCGCGGTCATGCAGCGCGCGAAGCTGGTCCATGGCTTCGGTCTTCAGCTTCTGTGCCTCGTCGACGATGATGAGGCCGCCGGACCCGATGAGACGGCGGGTCAGGATGCTGGAGAGGCGATTTGCGCTGGCTCGGCCACGATCGAGCACGCCGCAGAGGTCCGCAACCTCCACCAGCACCTGACGCGGGGTCGCGATGCTCGCATCGGCCGTCAGAACCCACACATTGGGGCTGCCCTCGGCATAGGCCTCGATCGTCATCGTCTTGCCGACGCCCGGCGCGCCGGTGATGAGCACCATGTCCGGCGCATGCTGCGCGAACTCCAGCGTGTCCATGATGCTGGCCGCCGACGGCGTCATCAGGAAGCCGGGCGCGACGGCCAGGTGCTTCTTCGTCTTGGCCTTGGCACCCTGGCTGCTGATCCAGGGCCGCAGCCGCTCCGCCACGTTGTCGTTACGGCCGGCATAGGCGCCCTTCACGAAGGCGCTCAGCGTGCCGTAGGGCACGCCGCTCTCCTCGGCGATGACGCGCAGGCTGACGCCGCCAGCGACCTCGGCGGCGATCGTGGAGCGCACCTCCTCGATCTCGTCGGCAGCGGCCGCTCTGTGCTTCGTGATATCGATCGTGTTAGACATTCTTGGTTCTTCCTTGCCGGTTGTTTGAACCGGCCGCGAGCTCTTGCACGGCTCGCGGCCGTTACTCCTGGGACCCGCCCACGATCTGGTCGGGCCCAATCTCTCTGTTGCGGAACAGGCTCATCGTCTCGCGGATCGCGCGCTGCTGATCGCTCTCCTCGTCATCGTCGAGCAGAGGTTCCGGCTCTTGCTTCACAGCCAGGTTTCCGGCCGCGCGCGGGAACAGCGGGCGCACGACCTTGGTTTCCGGTAGAGGAGTCGGATGCGCGGGCGGCGGCATTGCCGCAGCGACCTGCTCGATAGAAATCGCCAGCAGAGCCTTGGCACCATCCCTGTTGGCGCGGTCATACCTGCTGCGAAGCGCTTTATGAGCTCGCGCTGCCTCGCTGCTGTCAAAGCCGACTGCCTCAAGGCATGGCGCAGCCCCGATGAAAGAGCCGTCGAGCCGATAGACGCGCAACTCGTCGTGCAGATTCTGAGGGTCAAAACGCACAACCAGCTTCTTGCCAATGTGCTCGTTCAGGAACGGCGCCCAATAGCGATTTTCGGCCAGAAAGAGGGCACCATCAGGTGCTCTGGCTGTGACACCCTCTACCGCCAGCAGGAAAAGCGCTCTCTGCTCATCGGTAGCCTTCGTGACAATTGACTTGGCATACGACTCATCAAAGGCGGCCTGAAACGAAAGCTCGCCACCGCAAACTCGGCTCCGTCGTCCCTCGCGCGTGTTGTGCTCTCGAATACCCTCTGCGACCGTCGCCAGAAAAACGTCGAGCGGAACAGCTTTGCTCGCGTAGTTCTCCGGCTTCTCCATTGGATTGTTGCCGGTATAGGCGCCAGCAAATTTCGGGTGCTTTGCGAGATCCTGGGCCATGTCGCGGAAAGCGCGCTCGATGGGCTTGGACTGCCCGGAATACGGAGTTGCCCAGTGAATTGTGATGCCCAGCAGCGTCATGATCCCTGCGGGGTCTTCCTCTTTCACTTTGAAGCGAAAGCGGTTTGGCGTTCCACCTGTCAGCCACTTGCTCGCGAACGTGCGCGTGATTGTCCAGCCCACCGCCTTCGCCTTGGCTTCTAGCCGCCGATAGCAGCTGCTGATGGTTGGACGCTCAAGCCGAAGGAAATCCGTCTTGAACTCCTCCCAGGCGTCGCCGTCGAAATCGACCTTCTTAAGACGGCCGGGGTGATGCGACGCTAGAAAAGGCAGCCAGTCGGAGCGATCCGCGCCTCGAACTTCGGCCTGCCACCGGCGAAGACTGCTTGCAGAGAAACCGCTGCGCGCTGCGATTTCTTCCTCTGCCGCCGTTTTCGGGACCCCTGCGGCGAGCAAGATCGCGAGATCATCTAGTGCGGTCGCGCGATCAGCTGCGTCAGCCTTTTTCTTGGCACTCAGGCCGTCAAACCTGCGCCAGAGATCACCGCGCTGCGTTGCGCAGAATGCGCTGGCTGAGCGTTCTTCAAAGGACGCAGTCGCTCTAAGCGAGATCGCCGCCTGAGTCGCCCGCGGCAGAACGGAAATATGATACTCGACAGGACCACCCCGGCCAGACGCGTAGCGCCAGCTCACTCCCTCACCGTCGGCGGACTTCCATCCTTCGCGATCGGCCCGCTTCTGGATGGCCTGCTTGCTAGCTCCCAGTCCAGGAAGGTCTTGCTGGATGAGAGACAAAATCGTGTGCCATTCTCGGCTTCCGGATGAGGCGATCCTAGTCATCGACCGGCATCGCCCTCCAACCGAGCGCCTCTCGGGCGTTTCTGATCGCTCTCAAGAAGGGCAGATTTGGATCGGCCACCTCACGCTCGCGTTGCTCTGCGGCAAGAAGAGCAATGTGCGCCACCATGGCCCACTCGTAAGTCGAGAAGTCTACGGCCCATGAAAAGGAAGCGGATTTCATCCCGCTTGCGCCTATGTCCAGCAAGAATGCCGCGACGCTGGATCTGGGCCTCGCCAGTGACTCGTCGAGGAGCTCACTGCAGAGCTTACCGACTTCCTCTGATCGTTTGACCTTGTTGGTCATTACCTTCCCCCTCGCCGGACCTCGCGGCGCAGCATCTGCGCGCGAGCCGCCATCTCCCGGCGCCGCTCTTCGATGGCTGCGAGCTCGATCATCTTGATGTAGGACTTGTCCACGGCGACGAGCCCGTGAGGCTCGGCGATGAACTGGATTAGGCGAACGTCCCCGGTTGCTTCGGCGAGCGCGTGAAAGCGAGGAACGCTGATCTGGTGACTTTCCCTCTGCGGGGACGAGTAGGCGTTCAGGATGTTGACGCTGATGCTGCGGCCTATGATGGTCGACATGCGATCAGCGATTTCGTAACGCGATCGACCGCAGCTTTCGAGTGAGACGGCGATTGCTCGGGCAAGCCGCCCTTCGAAGGTGCTTCCACGAATGACGCGCTCCTCGAAACGCGTGACGGCCTGAGGTGGCTCCCAATCGAGCAGGCTGAGCTGCTCGTCGACAGTTGCGCGCCGTCGCATCAGGCGCCTCCCTTCCTGCGGAGGGCACTTGGAGCGCTCACATAGGCGAGGATTGCTTTTTTCTCGTCGTTGGTCGCCTTGGCCCACAGCAAAAGGAACTTATCGTAGATCCCCGGAGCGGCCTTCTTCGGCCGCTGCTGCACAGTGCGGAGGATGTCTTCGACGATCCGGATTTTCGACTCCGGGTTTTCGGCGATGAACTGGGCGACGGCCTTTTGCTCGTCGGGTGTCTTCCGGCTCAGCGCTTCCAGTTGCGTCTGGCTGTTCGCGAGCCATGTGGTGCTGATCGTCGCTCGGACATCTGGCCTGATATGATCGTTCAGTGCCAGGGCGCGGCGGATCGCTCGCGGCGACAGCCCGACCCTCTCACGCTGTGCTTCCGTGAAGGTAGGCACCAAATGGCCAAGCTTGGCCATACGGTCTAACTTATTGTTTTGTCTAGTTTTCGGATCGCCGCCATGAGCGGTTTCCGGATACATCTCGTCGTGGATCGCCTTTAGCTCTGCGAGGAAGACGGCCCGGTCGAGTGGCGTAAGCTCGCGCCTGCGAAGGTTCTCTTCGATCTCCAGGCGCCGGGCGACCATGTCGTCCGCCTCCAAGATGACGGCGAAGATTGTCTCGGAGCCGAGGAGCTGCTTTGCCCGCAGCCGATGCGCTCCAGCGATGAGACCATAGATACCGGACTGGCGCCCGATTTTCCGGACCTCGATAGGTGTCCGCTGACCGTCCTCCTCCATGGATTCGGCGATCAGCTGCGCGTAGTCCTCGTCGATCGCTCGGAGCCGATCGCCGATCCGGATCTTGGCGATAGGGATCTCTTCGACGTTCACGCGGCGGTCCTTTTTGCACGCAGCGCATCCGCCGGTGTCCGGGTAGGACTGCGGTCAGCACGATGCGAAAGAGGAGAGCCATCCGGTGACCACCGATCAGGCCATAGAATGTGGAGGTCCACTTGCAGCTCGGCGGCGATCAGTCGCTCGACGTGTCGCGAGTAGCCAGGGGCACTCAAGGTCGCGGAAATCGCGGTCGGGCTCTTCAGCCCCCAATGATGGCCGAGGGCTGACAGCGAGCCGTATCGCTTTCTCAGCTCTGCCTTAATATCCTCAATATGCCAGGTCTTCTGGCTGTCCATTTGCTGTCCTTTCCGAGGCAATCCATCCGTCTGTCACGAAAACCATCCGAATGATCGTCTGAGCATCTTATGCGTCCATCTTGCTGTCACGTCCACCATCAAATCAGTTGTCGGTTCGATTTTTATAGTAGCTGAGCCAACTTATTGATAAAACACGGAATATTTCATGATGACCGATCAAATCGGCCCAGTTGTCGGTTCGAGCTCCAACCGACAACCGCCGAGCCGCGCCGACAGGGTGAAAGAGGCCGTCAGGCTGCTGGGTGGAAACAAGGCTGCCGCTCAGCAAACTGGTGTCCCGCTCAGCACGCTGGGGCTGTACTTAATCGACGGCCACGAGGCGCGAGTGTCTGTCCTTGAGCGGCTTGCATCGGCTGCCGGTCTCAATGCCGAGTGGCTGTTGACCGGAAGGGGACCGAAACTCGCCAGCGAAGATTGGCCTGCTGCCTGCCCGCCGCCGGCCAACCCGGATCAGCCTCAGTGGGTCACTATTAAGTATTTTGATCCGTTTTCTGCAGATAAGGTGG